TCGCAATTGTGTCTGGATTCGGCCCGAGTCTGTCCCAGGGAGCTGGTCCGCCTGTATACGCGAACCGAACCTCCGCCTTGTCTTTCACTAGCTGTGCAGAGAGAATGTCAATGTCGTAGGCAGTGTCCTCGATGCCGTCTCCAATAAACTGGATCTGAAGGTTCCGATCGAGTAGGTAGAATCCGCGAGGCTTGCTATAGAATATCAATCCAATAGGCGTCTCGACGACGGACTCTTGATCTGTACACCCTACGTCCGTGCTGATGTAGTGAACGGCAAAGTCCTGGCCCTGCCCTCGGTTATCGGGGCCTTCTCCATATATGACGTGGATGTCATTAGGCTCGAAGACGACGACTTTATCATCGAGTTTTCCTATGGCTGTTAGATTACGCTCGTCCCCGAGATTGATGGACAGCGTCGGGTTGTACTCTGGTGCAATGAAGTCCTCGAACAACTTCGAGTAAATCACACGCCCCTTGTTCGTTGGGTCGATGGCCCAAAGTCTGGTAGATGATACGGTTGAGATCGCGAACGCTGGCCACGGATCTGCCGCAAGGCCACCACCAGAAGTATACAGCGTCTTCGTGGACGGCTGATGCAACATGTAGGATGGAGCGGAACTAGTAAATTTCCCACCCCAGCGAACCACCTGGACCTGCACATTCAGGTCTGCTGGATCTGACAACGACTGCACGCTAACTGGCGCTGTATCTACAAGCTGAACGTCATCATCACTATTTTGCGATACGTAGACTTCAACAAAGTAGTCTATGGACGAAGGAAGCACACTAAGAGGCCAAGTGAAGTAGACCTTCACATCCTGGCCAACCCACGAATTGGGCCTTCCCGATCCTCCTTCAACATCGTCGTTTTCTGCGGCCTTAGCGGCAGTTAGGCCATGCACCCACAGCGTTGACGACGGTGCGCTTCGATGCACATTACCATGGGCATCGTAGTAACCCATAATGATATTGAATTTGCGCCAACTAGCATCAGCCGACTTATCGTCGGCGGCATAACCCTGGAGCGGATACTTCAGCAGTTGATTGCTAAAAAGATCACCGGTATCTGCGTCCCATAGTTCACGTACCCTGGCGTCTTCGACACGAATGATTTGCGGCGCATCGAATGGCCCAAGTTCTCCGATGAACCTTCCGTCAAACCACATTGGTGTAGAACGAGAAAGCACCAATCCGTCTCCGAAGCTGGCACCGGATGATGATCCAGTCTTGAAGACCCGATGAAGTCTACACTGCGCCTCCGCCGGTGCCTCGGCGTTGCCCAGCCGCACTCTAAAGTTAGCGGATATGTCATTCCGCACCAGGAAAAGACTGGCGTCTTCTGCTGTGACCTGAGTCCGATTCGGCACAACAAACGATACGTCATCTTCGACGACAACATGTGGTAGATGCGTAACAAACTCGCTTTCGACTTCTTCGCTTACCTTGCTGATGCCAGGGTCAATCGATCCGACTGCGGTGACGCGATCTGTACTTGTGTCGAAATGGCAAACGACTGTGGACTTTGGAAGAAACGCAGGGAGCATCGTTGCACTATTATCGAATATCTCCCACTTGCGCGAATACGGTGTCTGATCAAACCATTGCTGCACGCACGCATAAAGTTCTCCGGAAAAGTAAAATGGCCGTGTTGCGAGACGGTGGTGTGGCAAAAGTTGCTCTGCCGCAGTTTCGGTCCAAGTACTCGCGTTGAGCTGACCGTAGTAAGTCCCACAATTCCAATCTCGGACTGCGTGCCAATTTACCGGGTCCTCAGGCCCGGTCGTATCGTACCTCGTCCCCACAGCTTGCCCTGAAGAGTGCGCGAACCAAGCTAGGCGATCGGAATCATCTGGATCAACAGCGAGCCCCCCGTGGGTCCACAGCGTTGCAGGGGTATCCTCGTTTGCGAGCGCAAGCTCTGCTTTCAAGGTCTCGGTGTCCAGGACGCTTCCGCCAGCATCCCATAAATTGACTTTCGCAAGGAACAGCGACGAATAAGCACCGGCTACGTAAAGGCTATAATCACCAGACTTATGCCCGGCATAAAGGACTGCGTACGTGTTCTCGCTAAGAACCACCACGTCGAGCGGTTCATAGGCCAGTCCGTCCGCTGCCGGGAGCGCGTTTACCGTGATCTTCCGTGTATTGAACCCGGTGCCTACGGAAAACCTGCCAAGAATGATGTCGCCGTCTTCTTGCCAGCAAACAACAAGACGAGAGGCCGACGAATCGTAGACAAGGTGATAACGCGCATGTCCATCGGCTTTCGCGCCAAACCTCGTAGTCCACATGTATTGCTCGCTCAGTGGCCCGTAATCCTTTTTCTGCGAATGCCCTTCAAGCGCGTATGTTGGCGATGGGACAACTCCCGTGTCAGCAACGAAAGTAAGTCTAGATGTGGAGGGGTCTATTTCGCGCCACGCCAACTCTTGCGGACCAACTTCTGGTATTTCCTGATACACAACATGTATCCTGGGTACACCTAGTGTCTCAATAAAGAGCTTGGGCGACCGTGCGTTATCGATGGTGCTCTGACCTATATAGTTCCCCTCACTCGTATATGACTGCACGACAACCATCTTTGGGGTTTCAGTGTAAACACCCTGGGTCGCATCTGTGCTGGACCGTTCACGTATCTCATAGGCAATAATCCAGTATGGATCGAACCAAGCAGTATCGACATGACCCATTCCGGCTTGCGCTGGGGCCTCCGCAATGACGTTGATGTCCCCAAGAAAGCCTGGGATCGTCTGCGTTTCCCAAGATCCGCCCTCGTATGTAAAGACGCCGTCATCAGCGACAACATGAAGCGCATCACCAATCGCGTGAATGATACCGGGGCTGCCGGTCGTCGGGACAGTGCCGAGAGCGTCTGGTCCAAAGCCAGGGCGCTTCTGTAGGCTCCCCTGCTTATCGACCCGCAGGTTCTCCGCGTAGTCTATGGCTGGCGCTTCGAGGAGGAACCGGTCTGTGCCGTCCCCCATGCCCTCGCTGAAAAGAACCGACTTTGTTTGTTTGTCGAGCGCCATCTAAACCACCCATACAGTCACCGTGCCTGTTGCGTCGAAAATCAGCGCGCTACTGGTCGCACTCACAAAGTTAATGTTGCCCGGACTAGAGGACTTGAGAACCATCGCGCCGCTTGGAACACGATTTAGTCCATGCGAAACAGTAAGCTCCACCGGGTCTGGCACAACATCTTCGAGGAGTTGGCCATTGGTGATGTCGAACTGAGTGAAGTTGGATCGTGTGCGACGGCTGTTGACCGCTTTGTCAGTTGCAATCTGACCAGCCACATCAGCCGCCGCTCCGAATCCCTTGAGTAATGCCTTGGTGTCTACCACCGAGAGTAACCTCCCCCAGTGCCGCCACCAAAGCCGTATCGATGTGCGATGTCCCGTATCATCCGTGGACTATTGAAGTCAGATGCGTAAACGGCTTCTCTGATTCGCTTCTCAAGCCGTTTTCTCGCTAGAAGTAGTGCGGTCGCATCGCGCTCTACTTTGTTCAGCATCCGTACTGCAGCCGAAACCATGGTGTACTCAAGCCATGATGCCGGATTGTCCAAGCTGTCTGTGTCAAGAGACAGCTCCCTCGGTTGAGGCCAGTAGGTAATCGCCAATGTCTCCGGAGTAGGAGCCGGAAAGACAAAGACGAATCGCTCACCCGTATTGATGTTCCATCTGATGAAATATAATGGTTGCCCCACATTATTGCGGGCGTTGTCCGCCAACTCTGCGTACCTTGACGGGTCTGCAGGGAGGGCGGCCACGTACTGTTCACCTCGACGCACATGCACCGAGACGACACGGTAGAAATCATAAGGCAGACGGAACGAGTAATCTCCCACTTGTGGAGGGATAGTGGCATTGACCGTGAACTGCCTCGCGTCATCGGCAGCCGTGATCAAATCAAACAACTCATGGTACGCCTCATTGACGTAGGCATTCACCTCTTCGTCGTTGATGGCGTCCGAGTCGTAGATCATATCAGCCCGTGCTCGGCTTCCTTCTCGAAGCTATAGCAAAGTCTTATTCATCGCCACTCCCTGTTAAGAGGCACCCCGGGGGCTGGGGATGGCCCAGACCCCCGAGGCAAACTCACTTACGATGTTGCGAAGTTCACGACCATGTTGTGGCCAGGGGCTCTGCAAACGGTGTTGAAGTATCCGCCAAGACGGAACTCAACCTCATCTGCATTTTCGAGCCGGTGAAGGCGATTGCCATCATCCGACACGAAGTCCGGGACACGGTCGATCGAGAACAACTCCCAGGTATTACGCTGAAGGAAGTACCCGGTGTTGGGCGGGCACCACGGGTCTGCGACCACGTTGATTTTACCGCCACCTGCATTGATGACGATGGAGTCGAAGCCCGTGCGGCCATCGGAACCCATCATCATTTCGTAACGCGACTGTGAGGCAAGGTCAGATTCAATCTGCGCCCATCGATCAGGATGAACGAAGAGAGCATCGGGCGACCCCTCGTTGGCTTGGATCTTGGCAGCAGCCTGACGGATGCCACGAACAAACGAACCATCACCAGGAGTGCTCTGAAGCGCTACCGTGGCGTGAAGCATCAA